AAAGTCGACATCAAAAGGGAAATAATCCAATCCTTTCTTTGTAGGTCTTGCCATTTTTATTAGCTATTCGCCTTCAAGTATTCTTTTTGCTTCGTGGCAACGTTGCATTGCATCGCTAAACTCGTCCAGCGTCCGGGTAAGATGCCGGTTCTGGTCTTGCAGTTTGCATAGCAGCTCCTTCGCTATCTTCGTGTAAAACCCGTAATCTATACGGGCTTTCTCCATCCGCGGATCTTCTTTGTTATGCTCCATGTGTCTTAACTTTGAAATAAATATCGTTGATCGTGTTTCCATAGGTAATGCGACCGGCCCGGGTTAGGCTTCGAAGCGCACCGCGTACCTGTTCCTTGTCATACCCCTTCATCACCTTAAATACATCTTTCATCAGGGCAATAGTCGGCTCTTCCTTTTTAAGGGCCTTACTTGCCGAAATATGCGCGACGGCATTCAGGGTAAGTTGTTCCAGGTCGGTCATAGGTATTCGCTTTGACGGTCCATTTCAACCTCGATGCTCTGCAAAAAATCCTCTTCATTCGGAGAGGGCAGGTAGATTCCGCACTCCGACGCGCTCCAGTTGCGGAATCGGTCGATGGCCTGCGTCATTTCGGCTGTGGTAAGGTTTGCCGAACTACGGTACTCATTTTCTTCACCGAGGTACTTATCCGCCTTGTGACGCACGAAAAGCGAAGGATTACACAGTTTTTTGAAGTACACCCGTTTCACATATTCGAGCGTATTGCCAGTCTCCATCGCATACCAGCCGAGGATTAAATGCAGATAGGAATTTTGGGACCGCGAACGTTTGGCTTTCTTTTCGGTCAGTTCGACAACCACGCCTTTACGGTACAGGTCGTTCGAACGCCGTTTGAAGCGTTCCTTGTCGAGTATGTTACTCAGATTGTACAGCATGGTCTAAAATGGCAGGTCGTCAACCTCTGATGCAGGGGGCATCTGATCCACTGATTCCGGTGTGGCGGCTGGCGGGTTGAAGCTAAAACCCTTTCCGCTACCGATATAAACGCGATCCGTTTTGGCCTCACGCTCTTCCTTTGACTGGCTCATAAATACAGTGTGGGTGTTTCCGTAAGAATCAGACTCACGACGCTTGGCAACGGTAATATTCATGTACTTTTTGCCATTTTCCGCCTGCTTAATCTTGGACTTGGGAATGTCACTCACACAGATCGACATGTTGATTAAATCGCTCATCTTGCTGTTTTATTAAAGGTTACTTTGATTGTCGTTTTTGAACTTCTGACCGGGCGGCGCAACTCTTCACCGGTTTCCGTATCAGCGATAGTTTGTCCTACTGGAATCCCCCGGAGCATCGTTTCCCGCTCTTTTATCTGCTGATCGAGTTCCGCTCTTGCCTCGTAGAGTTCGGTCAGCGTGCTATCCCCGCATACCGAATAATCGTATTTCACACCCGCTTCGGATTCCTCCAGCTTACAGTCTCGCAGTTGGTGATCCCTCCCGTACTTGGAGAGCTCCCGCAGGGCGTAATCCTTTACCTGCGGATCGTCTTTTACGGCTTTAAACATCTTTTCGTACCGCGACATATTCGCCCACATTTCTAAAGGATCGACTTCACCGCTGAGGATATACGTTTTTGCCTTTTGTATAGCTTCCGGAATGGAAATAGGGGCTTTAATGATTTCTTCCGTCGTTTCCATCGCTACTGATTTTGGGCGACTCCTATACCATTGGTCGCACGGTTCACCAACCAGGCGTAATCCTCATGCGTGAACCCTTGCAGGGACGTTTCAAATTGGGCAAGCGTCCATTTTTCCTTCTTCTTGTTTTTGCCGCACAAATTCTGTCCGGTCACCAGATCACAAAGGCAGTTCACCAGGTTATCGTCGTTTCGGTTGAATAGTTTCACCTTTCTGGACGGTGCGACCTGTTGCTGTTGTTGCTGTTGGTCGTACTTGGTGCGGTCGGCCTGCCAATACACATCGGCACCCATCCCGAGGGCCTTGCAAGCAACAGAAATCGCATCTGTTAAAGCCATCTTGTAACACTCGTCGGAAGTGAACAAGCCGCCTTTTTCTTTGGCAACAAATGCACTGCCGCCAATGCCGACGATGGGCTCACTCCATTGACTGTTCATTTTCACAAAAAGGTTGATTTGAACGAAGGCGGCCACTTCGCCGTTAGCTCCGGGCTCCAGACGCTTGTCTGTAATCTCGTACCGCCATCCGAACCCAACCGGCCCGAACTGCTCGGTCAGCGTTTTGATGCGCCACATGGGATTTATATCGGTCTTGCCTGACAGCCGACCGCCTTTGATCTCTTTCTTGGCCTCTTGCGGCACCGCACGGGTACTGTTGTAAATATCCATATTTTCCATAGTCGTGAAAATTAGATTTTTGTGGACAGGGCAGGATTCGAACCTGCAACGAGTGCTTACGGTAAGCGTCTTTTACACACTCATTAATGCTGCTCGCCTTGTTCGGCATACTTACCACATGTATTAGCGTCTACCAATTCCGCCACCTGTCCAGTTGCCCGTCTTTCCGGGCTGTCTTAATACAAAACCCACTTTCCATTAGTGGTTCGGCGCATCCAAACAAACTTCTGTAATGCATGATCCCATACGGTTTTTAAATGGCCTCTCCGTTCTGCGCGTTTAGTACTTTTAAATTGTTTCATCTTATCGTCGTTTATGTTTACTGATTCCAAAACATTTCGTTAAAACTCGGTTCTCCAAAACCATCGATTTTCGTCCCTTTAGCGGGAAGCGGAGATTCACAGTAATAGGTTTTATATCGTGCGACTATTTTACCGTCCTGGTCTTTGCGAGCATTCCAAAACCATTTTATCGCCATCCCATCCTTTTTCAATCTTGATATGATTTTGCGAAAATCCACAGTCTGGGCCATCCGGTTACCTTGTGCGGTCGTCAGCCTGATACCCGATAATAGGGCCGCTTTGATCTTCTTTTGGGGTTCCGCTAAATAGTCCATAATATTGAGTGTTTTGATTTGTCCTTTAAAAACTCCGCGATACTCCCGTAGGGCGGAGGGGTGACCCGAATTGCCGTCCGGATCGTAAAAATGGCTGCTAACCTAAACCAACATTACTAACCTAACCTGCTTTACGGTAGCAGGAACCGTTTGCTTCTGCGTAGTAGTACTCTATATCTCTTGGATCGGGTTCATAGATTCTGTACTCTTTCTCGCCTTCAGGCTTGAAGTATGCCTGCGAAAGCTGAAGATCGTAATCGCCCACATGGTTAATGTAATAGTCTGCATACACGCTGATTACACCGCCATCTTGAACGGCGGTAATCTCGCCGCAATACTCTTTCCTGAAATGCGGGTAGGGTTTACAGATCAGTGCGCTCATCTCCGATTTAAGGCATGCGGCCAACTCGCGCAACGCCGCCTCGCTGTATGTAAACTCTTGTCCTTGCATGGCTATTCTTTTATTTTGTACCCCTTAGCGGACTCGAACCGCTACCTGCTCACACGCGCACAAAAACATCTTCAGTCAAGCAATAACCAGTTATGCGTGTTCGCCGTCTCTCTCCCGTTAGACTAAAGGGGTGGAATCTTACAATTTGTCGAGGTACTCTTTGATCGCCTCTTTATCCTCATCGCTGACTTCGTCAGAAAGAGCCAGCCGGGAAAGGTTTGCCCTCAGTGGATTCAAAGCTGAATCCGGAGCGGGGCCGGGTGTGATGATAAATTCGTCGTTCATGATTTCTTCGTTTTAGGTTTTCTCTATTTCGGTTAACATCTTTCCCTACGTGCCACCTCGTAAATCTCCTGCGGTTGATTGAACCGATCCAAGTCCGCGATATGATAGACAGGATGACATCTGCGGCGCACCTTAAATGAAATAGCCCCTGATTTCGCATACCTATCCAAAGTGGTCACACTTACCCCCAAATACTCCGCAGCTTCTTTTCGAGAATAGAATACCTTTCCCGGGCGGGGTGGGGCGGTGGGTATTTGCTTTATTCCTCGTGGCATGGCTTTATGATATTCGGGTTACTCTATATCTCGGCGGCATACTCTTAGTCTTGTAGACATTTCCCGTTATCTGTGATAACCGATAGAGAGTAGATCGCACCGAATCGGCTTTTGCGATCTCGTAATAGACTGATCGCCCAACTTTAAGCGTCATAAGCTCTTGTCGTCTGCTCTTTCTTTTTTTCATATTATTTTAATTATCTTTGGTTTGTTCGTCTATTGTTACAATGCAAATATAAAGCATATTAAAACAATAAACAAGCTTTAAAGCGAAAAAATTTAAGCGTTAATGGAGAAAAAACAACAAAGCTCTGTTTTTCAGGTGTTTATACTAAAAAACAAACTCAAAAAAACAGAGATTGCCCAATATCTTGGTGTATCAAATGCCTTTATTAACAACCCCCATTTCCTTAAGATTGTAATACAGGTTTTGTCCATCAATCAGAATAATTACTTTTTTTGTATTAGTAGCCATATCTAATTTAAAGATTAAAGCCACTAAATTTCTTTAGTGGCTAGTGATAATCAGACAAAAAGTCTTTGATAATCAGCCTTACGGCTTTTTTATTGATTCACATGCTTTGCTTTTCGTAATGCAAAGATAATTTTCGAATTTGAAAACACAAATATTTTAGCCATTTTTTAACGACGTGTTATTTGTTCTCATATACAACGTCAATAACCACGCCATATTATACAACCTTAGAAATTAGAGCGTAATTAATTGATACTGCACTCCGATTCCAACATACGGTTTCACTCCCTCCGGTGTTAAAGCAGCCCCAGCGCTCACGCCGATACCCCAGCGTTTGGGCTTGCCGGGAACCTCGACCCGCTGAATGACGGTTTGTGTTACCGTCCGGGGATAAACCTCGATACTGTTTGCTTTCACGTTGTAGCCATCTACCTCCATACGGTAGGTCGAATCGTCGGTAAACAGGTAACGACTGATCGGAATGGGAAGGTGAATAGGTTTCCCGTCTGCTGTATCGTGGATGGTGTCATACCGAACGATATGCACGTATTTCGGTACCGGCACCGTATCTCTGATCGTGTCGAGACGCACGACTGGCGGCAAAGTATCGTACTGTACGATCTTAACCGGGTCGAAATTCTTTGTCCAGCGCCCCAGAAAGAACATGCCAAAGAATAAAAGAATAATGAAGGTGTATGTGCCAAAGTTTTTCATGCAGCACAATTATTTCAAGTGCAATATCTGCCGCCGGTTCCTGCCCGGCGAGTATGAAATGTGAATCCAACTATATCCCGTCTCATCAATCAGCTGGTCGAAATCGAAGCCTCCGCCCGCGATCAGGTCGAATAATCGACGGTTGGCCGCCTGGTTGCCGACGGTAATATCGGCGGCTTCTCCACGGACATGCTGGCTGGTGGGTACGCCGCCGACCGCTTTGTTTAATGTCGGGCACCGATAACCGCTGTTGACCGTGATCGGGCCGCCCCACTTTTCGCGGATCGGATCGAGCAGGTTGTTTACGAGTGTCGAAAGTTTGACTTTCACCGCCGGCGGCGGGGTATTGTCGATCCCGAGCGCCCGGGCCTTAGCCGAGGCGGTCAGTTCTGGTATGGTAAAATATTTCATTTCCCGTTGTTGCTTGGTTTTGTCATATCCTCCGGCGTAACAATAGCTTCCGGGTGATCTTTGGTGTATTCTCCCCGAAGCAATCCCACAAGGCGACACTTCACATCACTATTCAACCGTTGTAGACACTTGTCGTCGGGTTGCAGGCAGACATACTTTTCAGCCTCTTTTAGCTGCAATCGCAACTCGTTGTTTTCGCTGATGAGACTTAACTTTTCCGCCTCAAGAACGTGAACACGCTTGTACAATTCGTCCACCTTCTTTTTCAGTTCATCCACCTCTTCCTGAACACGTTTATAATCTTCAATGATCGCCTCTCGTTGAATCTTGAAAGCGTTGGCTTCTTCGATTTTTTTATTGGTTTTCCGGTTGAGCATGTATTTTATGGCCTCCCAGCCGCCAAGAGCGCCCAAGATTGAACCTATTGTAACTATCGTATCATTCATCACAAAAAGAATAGTAGGGCCGGAATCGGCCCCGTGTTACAAAATTGAAATCAGCCACATAACCAGCGCCCCGGCCAGCACGGGTACAAAGTCTTGCCAGAACTTCGGCTCAACGTAGTTACCGTTTTTGTCCTTGTACTCCTTGCCGGAGGTCTGTTTGATCCCGGCCCACGCAATCGCCACGATCAGCGCAGGAAAGAACGAGAACACGCCCATGTTCAGGATTACTCCACAGATTGCAGTCACCACCATCCCGATGATGATCTGCCAAAGGTTTGTTTTTGTCATAAATTTTGAAAGATTGATGATTATTTGGTATAGGCTGCCCATACTTCATAAGACCAATTAACAGTAGTAGGAGAACTTGTTCCGCCATACCACGCTGCTACTGTTACCGATCCTGTTGATAGGTTATATTGTAAATCCGATATACGTGTTATATCTCCAGTATTTTGATTCCATTGAGAACTACCTAATCCCACTGAATTAGATTGCGATCCGTAAAGGAACAAGGTGCCGCCTTTCATTAATATAGCAGACAACCCCTCAATCGTGGTAAGGTTTTTAGTGACCCCGGTAAATTCCCCCGTCCATCTTTGCGCATAAACCTGTTTTCCATTGTACGTCCATCCTGATACAGCAACCTCTCCGGAAGCAGGGATATTCAATCCACCGCCTGAAAGTCCATCCAGCTTGGTTTTATCCGCCGCCGACATCAACCCTGCTTTGGAAGTGGTTGCATTGCCGAGGTTGCCGGAATCGTAAATTTTATATGAACGTTTACTGTCATGCCTATACACAGGAGTATCATCGGGAGTTACAATGCGGGTTTTCTTGACGCCATTTCCAACGGCCACACACACGCCATCACCGGCTACATCAAGTAACCCAACAACGCTCCTACCGGCAGCATCCCTTACAGCAACTCCGTCTTGAAATTGGAAGTTTCCCGTAATCATTTTACCACCTGAGAGCGGCAGATAGTTGTCTGGATTGAATTCAAACTGAGTCCAAACTCTCTTCCAATCGCTCCATTCTCCACCATGTTTATACCTGTAAAACATGCTACCATAATACTCGAAATAGAGCTGGTGAGCAGCATTAGTATCCCAATTTGTATGGATAATATGGGCACCTTGAGAACTACCACTATTAGGGGTATTCGTACAATCAGACAGAAGGCGATATATTCCGGAAGTGCCCACCGTATTTAAATCTCCACCGAACTCACTGTAATTTAACTTGGAGTCCGGATTGAAGTTGTTAGAGTTCCAAACTTTAACCCATGGGCCCCAAACAGTATAACTTTGTCTTAGTCGTATAAAAATAGACGGATTGACATCTCCCGAAGAGTACCCCAATGCCAACTGTGCCCAATTTGCTTCACGCCCGGTTCCTTCGACGACAATGACACTGCCGTAGGAAGTAGGCGCGTTCTGCGTAGTTGTGTCGTAGGTGTAAAAACCGTAAGTCGTGGCGCTATTCAAATCCGAAGCAGCACCCCGGTTTACGATATATTGTTCTGCCAGTTTTGCGGCGATCACGGCTCCGTCGGCGATTTTTGCGGTGGTCACTTTCCCTGCACCTATAGTCGGATTAGGGTAGGTCCCGGTCAGATCACCACCGGCATTGCCACCCGGAGTCAGGGACGTAGGCTTATCCGGCAAGCTCGCAAAGGTGGTTTTATGCGGGTTGCTTCCGTCTTTGATTAACGAGTGATTGTAAGCCGCCTGCGTCCAATCACCACGTCCGGCTGTTTCGGCTGTCGTCCCCAGAGCCAATGAAGGGCTGATCTCTGCATATCCCGTTCCGCTCCAGCGGTACGTCAAATTGGTATCCTCCGTTATGTATATTTTACCGGATTCTCCCGGATTGGGTAGTTGGCTATAAGTCGCTACGTTTATTACATCATCTACATAAGACGGCAGCTGGGAAGAAGGAACCCGACCGCTTTCATCCAGTTCTGCCAGTCCTCCCGGCTGGCCTTTCTCAGCTAAGACTCGATCTCCTTCGGCTTTGGCGTAGTCTCCTTGTGTCTTGGCATATTCCGCCTGAGTATGCGCCTCTGTTGCAGCATCATTAGCAGACGCAGCCGCCTGATTCGCATTGGTGGCGGCCTCATTGGCGGATTGTGCGGCTTGATTGGCATTAGCAGTAGCCTGTTGGGCTTCATTTACAACTCCAATAGCTACGTCTGCGGCATTTTCTGCTTTTTCCGCCGCTGCCGTTGCTCGGGTTGTAGCTGTATTAGCGTTCACAGCTGCCTGATCCGCCTGATTAGCCGACGCAGTTGCGTTGTCCGCCGCTTTTTGAGCTGCTTCCGCTTTAGCATCTGCATTGGCAGCAGAAGTATTCGCATTCTCTGCCGCCTGATTCGCATTGGTGGCGGCCTCATTGGCGGATTGTGCGGCTTGATTGGCATTAGCAGTAGCCTGTTGGGCTTCATTTACAACTCCAATAGCTACGTCTGCGGCATTTTCTGCTTTTTCCGCCGCTGCCGTTGCTCGGGTTGTAGCTGTATTAGCGTTCACAGCTGCCTGATCCGCCTGATTAGCCGACGCAGTTGCGTTGTCCGCCGCTTTTTGAGCTGCTTCCGCTTTAGCATCTGCATTGGCAGCAGAAGTATTCGCATTCTCTGCCGCCTGATTCGCATTGGTGGCGGCCTCATTGGCGGAAGTAGCAGCGTCAGCAATAAACGTCAGTTCCGCCGCCTTACTTGTGTTTTCAGCTGTAGTTCCTAGTGTCTTGAGGCCATTTAAATCTTCTGTAACAGGAAGATCACTGATTTTAACCTTTTGAATTTCCATATCGTCTCAAGCTAATTGCATAACCATCTTCTGTTATAACTATCCGACCGTCTTCTGTCGCCAAAAGAACGGGGAATATTAAATCTTCCAACTCCATTGTCAATCGGTCAAATTCTTCCGCAGATATAAATCCGCAATCTGCAACCGGATAGCGTTGCAAATCCCGCAGATTGTTTGTCTGCAATTCGACATCATCCGGGATCGTCAATTGTTGACCGGCCACAAGTGTTGGAGTCCAAGTATCAATATTATTGGCATCCAGAATCTTCTCTATATTCAGAGGGGAGCCGGTCGCATTTACACTGACATCCAAAATCGTTTCGCCTTGTCGAATGGTGTAGGTTGTCATAGTTTGGTGTATAAGGCAAAAAAATCATATTCGATATAATTGGTAGTCCATCCGACACGACCTGTAATGGTAGTATCTTGTTGATAAACAGTCAAAATCATCGCATTGGTGCTAGTCCAAGAATAAAGAACTGAATTAGAGATGTTTTGTGAGTTTGTCCCTACAGGAAGTTTACGTGTAAATGTACGGGCGTTATTAATCGTTACATTAATACCCACATACCCGATAGCTCCCAAAACAGCATCAATACCCCCTGTTTCAAGAGTTATCACCTGACCACTGGGGTATATAAGATTGGAATCCACCTGAGCTTTGTATTTTTTTCCGTAAACCTGCTTTCCATCAAAGGTTAAACCCTCTACTACTACCTCCGTTTCAGAATCAAGGTCAGGGTAGGGGTAGAGCCCGATCAGAGCGGATAGTTGTGCGCTTGTCAAATCCACAGCTGGGCCGGCCTGGGTAGAAGCATTCCCTTTAACCGTCTGAGCAGGCATATTCGCCAGTTTGGCGTTCGACACAGCATTAGGCGCGATAGCTGGAGTTGTGATAGCTTCCGGCTGAATCTGACCCGGGGTAATCCACCCGCTATATTTGGCAACATTCGCCTCTGTAAGTTGCGGGTAGCCCGTATCACTGGCGCTAATTTGCGTGGTGTATTCCGTATATACCGGTGCCGTGCTGCCGGATTTGGTGGGACGGACATCCGTTTGATTGTCGAGAGGGGCCAAATAACTCGACCGGGTAGCCCCTGCGGGAACTGAGCGAATAACTCCATCCATAACCACCAATCCCGCCCCGTAGGCATTCCCGCTGTACGTCAGGCCACTCAAAATAGCAAAGTGCACGTCAGCCAAGCCGGCAACAGCCGTCATAACGTTGTCTGTACACTGGGCTGCATCGGACTGTAAAAAAGGAGTTTTGTTCGTCTCCTGAACGTTGTATTTCTTTATCGAACTCATATAGCTTTGATTTTGTAGGTTATCCCATCAAGAATTAAAGTGTTCAAATCTGCCAGAAACTGAGAATACAAAGCGCTATCATCCATTAAGGACTGAGGCACCCATATTATTAGAATATTAATGCCGCTCACACTTTCCAGATTTGGGGTCAGATAAACCGGATCGGCTGTCGTCGATGTCAACCACACATCATTCGAGGCATCGTCCGGAGCCAACCATACAGTCTCGTTCGCCCCTAAATACTCAAAATCTATCTGCTCAGAATAATGATCGCGCAAATACTTCAAGGCTGAACCATACGTCCACGGGATGAGGGCGAGAAGTTTCTGTTTTAGACGAAAAGCAAACAAATCAGCCAGTGGAGTGTGCAAAGGAGTGAGCGAGCAGTACACCAACCTATAAGCCACCGATAAGGTCAGCGATTTAGTCACCGACCAATATTGGCGGAGGTAGAGCATGGTGAGCTTTCGTATGTCAGTTTCCCGAAACATAAGTTATATTCTTCTCGAAGTCGGTTTCGTAATTGAAATACCCGGCAGGGATTATTACGCTTTCCGTAAAAGACTGCCAACCCGTGTCGGTCTGAATCTGACCGCCTGCCAGATAAAAATCTACCACTCCCGGCACATTGCTCCGCACGTACTGCTCAAGGTGATTCGGGTAAAAAGCCGAATTGAAGCTCATCGAATCCCTGAACTGCTCCATAGCTGAAACTACGCCGGATGCAATTGTTGCCTGATCGTACTGCGGGGAGTATACGCAGTTCATCGTAGCAAACTTGACTATATTACCAGCAAGCGAATACTTATTAAGCAGGATGCCCGGAATTTCAAAATTCTTCATGTAGGTATCGAAGGCTTGCTTTTGTTCGTCAGTCAAAGGAATCAGCTGCCCGTTTTCATCCTGCGCAGCCACCTTTAGCGACAGGGTAGAAACCGGATAATCCTCACCCCCGATTTCCACCGTAGAGGTCGATATATCGGCCGATGCCTGTTTGACGATCTGTTTTGTGGTATCGATAGTAGGATAATAGGGCTGGTAATTCTCATCGAACTCCAAATTATCCCCATACTGAAAAGCCTTAGCCGCATCCTCGTAGTATTTGGCTTTCCCGTACCTATTCTGCCTTACATAAGCCTGTATCGTCGTCCAGGTATTGCCGATCTCCGTGCGGACTGTATCGATCACATCCGAAAAAGCCTTGATGATCCGCTGATACACCGACCCGGCAGAGGTATTCGTAAGCTGGGGGATTGCCGCTTGTACGTTCGCCAGTATGTCATTGAAACTTGCCATATCAATATTCTGTTATTAGAACTACATCATTCCCTTGTACCTGGTATTCCGCACTCTGGGCAGCGTCCGTATAGGCCATGTTTTGCCAGCGGATCAGCGTGGGCAAAAGTTCAGACCCGATAGCATCCACTAAGGATAATCCGATGGGAGGATATAGAGGGGTACACATGGCCGTTCCCGCAAGGATAAACCCGTTTTGCAGCCCGGTATCGCGGTCTGCGGCAACATCCAAATCGCCGCTCTCAATGTATATATCCCTTTCCCTCGGGTTGAATCTTAAATCCTGCATCAGTGCGTTATTTTAGTGTCCTCGTAATCCGCTGCGACAAATTCTGCCGCTTTTCCGGTCGGTGCCGGGGCTACCACCGATCCGGTACCCGGCTGGACTCCGGTAACATTGTGGGTGTGACTGTTAAAAGCGTCCACCAGAGCATTCAATTTATCAGTTAAAGTGTTTATTTTGATAATGCCACCCAAATCACCGTTATTCAGGGTTATTTGATCCGACAGAATATCTATGTTCGTTTGCCCTGTAATTTTAATGCTCTCGGCATCCTGAAAATCCAGCACTGCCGGGCTTCGGGTGTTTCCTCCGTAGAAACATACCGAACAATCGGTGCCGGGCTTGGGGTAGATCATGTAATTACTTTCTACCGACAATACCCGCAATGGTACTCCTTCCCACTCCAAAGAACCTCCTTCCGCATCCTCGACCGACACCGTGCAGGTGTTATCATCCTTGTTTACGGCGGTGATCGTGCCCTGGATAATGCTGCCCTGCATAGAAAACTGCCGTAAAAGCGTGGATAATTGGGCTACCGCGTAATCCGTATAATTATCCATTGCTGAGGGTGGTTTGCGGCACGGGCATATCACTTGCGATCTGTGCCAATGTTAATGTTTGCCTGCATCCTTGAGTGTCGATAGTCACCCCTACGCGCTTCACCTTATAGGTGCCATTCAGTGATGAAAAACTTTTATCCTTGTAATCCACCAGACTGAACAACTTAACTTCCGGATAGAGCAGGGTGGTAAGCGTTCCTTCATACATGCCGGTCCGCAGGTTATCCAATACATGAGTATTGACGAAAGATTCGGCGTTCTCTTTCGTTACAGAGGTGCAGTCAACCACCCTTATCTGCCCCTCCTGATCCCCAACGGTAAAGCTCTTTTTCTTCCCGTTTTTATCTGTGTACTCGACTTTCAGTTTAAATTGCTTCCACACTCCGTCGGGCTGTTGGATATTGCAACCGATCACGTTTCTGTCGCTGGCCAGCTTGACATTATTTCCTTTGGTAGCGCTGATGCCCGTTGCAACCAGCTTTTTGTCCCGAAAAGTAACCACGAGCCACATTTCACTCTTGATCTGCTGCAACACGTACAAAGGTGAAGAGTCTTTGATGGAGAATTTGATAAACTCCACATCGGCCACATCATCGGAAACCTCAACCCCTTGCGATGAGCACACGTATCTCAAGATTTCTTTCAGCTTGACGGGTTTATTCCACACGTTATTCAGGATGCCCCGGCGCAGTAAATAAACCTGATCCTCGCAAACTATCGTACTCGGGGTTCCCTCCCTGATCTGATACACGTAGCCCTCAAACAAAGTTCTTTCCGGGTAGTCGTCGTACCATGCTTTTACCCGTACTTTATCCCCAGCCTTAAAAGCAGTCCGCACTGGCGCTATAAACGGCGTCCCGCCGTCTTTCTCGATCCGGGCATTTAGAGGGCAGGTGATTTCACACCGTGCGCCGATCCCGTCGATAGAATCATTCACAGAAACCCGAACCACCGAGGATAGTTTTTTCTCGTAGTTTTCGCCGAATGAAACTTGAACATGCGCGATCAGGTACAGCATTATTGCGAGATTATAAGTGTTTCTTCTTTGTTGTTTTTCTTGCTGGTTGCATCGTATGCTTCAATCGAGTACTCGAATCCTACCGATCCGATCAGCGGGTTGGTGGTCATACTCTCCACCAAGATGTATTCGATACCGAGTTTGTTTAGGTAAGGGTTTTTGACCTCTATAATCTCGTTGACTTGGAATACCTGACGATTTATCAGGTCGAGAGCTTCCAGCATATCATCTATACGGTATTTGTCATTCCAGTCCTTTGTGTCGGTCGCTATCTGTACGGCGCCACGACCCAAATCATCAAACCCTCTTTGCCGCCACTTATCCACAAGGATAGTCCCCCTGAAAGTAATTTTCGAGGCCTTTATACTCATGCGTTCAAACGCCTCTTCTCCGTCAATAATCTGCGAACGGGCGATAACCTTACCGTGTGAAGTATTCAGCTCAAAAAACGGCTGTATCTGTACGGAGAACGTAGTATTATTGAACTCAACATACGTCACGTTATCGGGAGAGGCTGCATTGTAATCCCCGATATATGTAACCAAGTTGCGTATAAACTCCTTTGCTTTGCTCATCACTGTACAGCGATTTGAGTGAGAATATTGACAAACTCTTTAGCGGCTGTTTGCCCTAATTGTTCCGGGGTGTACTTTTCCCCCTCTACATGTTTATCGTCGATCTGAACCACGGGAGAATTGAATGTGATCTGGAAGTTTTTGATACCACCATTGCCGGAGACACCGCGGGGGGAAAGGTCGGTGTTAACTCCAGCTATTTGAGATATAGCGTTGGATGAGTAGCTATCAATATTGCCACCACCTAACACGCCCACGATCTGCGATCTCAATGCTGAATTTGCGTCCAGTGTTTTAGTAAGAAGATTCCAATGCCGACCTTTGTAGGAAAATTTCGTCAAATCTTCTGTTATTTTTTTATTGTATTCCGTTAGCTTACTTATCATGGAAGATAAGTAAGCACGTCCGAAATTTTCATCCGATAGCTGTTTGTTAATATAATCTGGATCATTCTTAACCGCAGAGGTAAAATCATAGTCGGTATACTTTCGGATAAAATTATGATCACTTTGGCTCTTTGCTGTTTCATATAGAGAATATACACCCGCAATGGCACCGCCCGCTAAACCCAGACGCCCCACCACACCCCCTAATTTGCCTCCCAAAACAGAGGAAGTAGATATTACATTAAGTAATTTAACTATCGTTTGAAGACCATTAATGAAACCCACAAGGGTTTTGAATGCAAACACTCCCGCCAATGTGTAACCTACAGCCTTTATTTTGGGTATAAGTTCATCGAAGTTTTCGATCTGCTTCTCCACCCAATCGCTGAACTGCTGCAAGTAGGGTCTGGCTTTCTCAAAGAATTTCACCCAAATTTCCTGCATCTTGTTCCCAATAATTTGCCATTGTCCCCGGAAGGTGTGCGCCCGCGCCTCCATTGCACCAAAATAGATTCCGCCTTCTTTGGTCATGTTCTCGAAAGCCTTGGCCACCACATCGAAAGTGATCTTTCCGCTGGTAGATATTTCTTCCATCTTTTCAACCGGCACGTTCAAAACCTTTGCAAGCTCCTGCCAAATAGGAATGTTCTGCATAGCGAACTGACGCAAATCAATACCATAGGTCCGTCCCATAGATTTAATCTGGGCAAAGTTGTATGCGATATTGCCGAAATCTCCGCCAGAGCCGGACACTACATCGCCCAGCATCCTAAAATATTTCATTGTTTGATCCCCGAACACAGGAGCAAGCATAGCTGCCTGTTGGCGCATGTCTTGAATCGGGATAGGGGCGCGCCTGGCGAACGCCTTTAGCTCATTGTTCATAGCAATGGCCTTACCTCTGTCTTTTAAGGCAAATTCCAACCGGGCTAATATGTCCTCTTCATTGCCTCCCGCATTAATGATTCTTCGGCCAATATCGACAGCACCAATAGACAAGCCCAGTCCGGCCAGCTTGGAACCTAAGCCATGAAAGCCAAAATTTAGCTTATCGAGCTTTTGCCGTGCATCTCCAATAGCCGTTGATACTCGTTTAAAACCTGATTCCGCTTTTTGAGTGGCTTGCTGGGCCGAAGTACCGGTACGACGGAATGTGTCTCCCAGCTTGGACGACATGCTATTTAATTTCTGCATGATTGCATCCAGTTTTTGGGAAATGGTAAACAGTTGCCCCATTACTGTAGGAGCATTTCCGCCTACGTTGATCTTTACTCCGTAATCGATCATCTTGAAAGAGAATTAAGAGAGGCAGCTACAACAACTGCCTCTCGTGCAGTTTATTTGCGTAAATATGGGCTAAAGTGGCTCCGATCTCATCTATGCTCAGTTCCTCGAACTCCCTGCGGCTCATTCCGAAAATCCGGGCGAATAATAGGTATGTTTCCCACAGGGGATTCTCCTTGCTGAACAACTGGAGCAGTTCGGCGCTTTTCGTCTGGGCAACCTGAAAAACCGTTGACAGTCTTACAAGTTGTCCGTTAAAAAAGGGCCGATCACCCTCCCGAAAAGCTCCATGTTCAACTGGAACGTCGCCACCACGTCGTTTTTCAGCAGGACGAAATCTGTCTCGTTGAAATCCGGTCCTTTGACCACAAGCCCGTCGATAAACTCCGTCCCCATCTTTTCGATAGAAGCCGGGGAAAATACTGCTTCGCCTTTTGCATCCGTGGACATCATACCCATCGCTGCATAAAACAGCTTTGCGTCGCTTCTCCGGCACCGGTCGATCTCCCGGAACTCCAGTTTCATCTCCTTGTCAACCAGCTGGCCGTCGGCATCTTTGCACTTGAATTTTTGCGTGATTTCCATGATTACACAGATTTATAGTCGATACACGTCCCGGACAATTCCCGGAGCGTTTCGAGTGAATTGCGTTCGATGTTCTTGTTGTCTCCGGAGAACGCGCAGCCGATATACTTCTCAACAGAGCCATTCTCCAGGCTGGTCACCGTGATATTCGTATTAGCCGGGAAATCCCGGAAATCGTGAATACCTGATCCCATAGCCAGTTTAGCGGCCTGCACGATCTTGATGGCCTCTCCGTCCTGCAAAGAGATATTGAACGCGTTGTTCTTAATTCCCCTCTTGACAGCGATAGGCTTCTCCGTGCTGATAGCTCCGATAGGGGTAGCATCCTGAGACAGATTCCTACCCACAGCGGAAGCGGTCAGAAACATGTACACCGGAACCGAGCCGATAGTGATAAACACCTGGTATTTATCACCGCCTGAAACTAAATAATCCAGATTCATATTACAGCGAGTTTACAAATTCGATGTCCGCTTCGATCAGGGCAATGCCCGGACGCTGCTGGATGGATAAGTGAGCCTTGACGGTCCTGGTCGAAGTGAACGGGGAAAGGCTCGAAAGCTCCAGATTCACCCCGGCAATCTCCCCGTCCGTAATCATCGGATCGGTATAGGTCGTGTAGAAATTCTCCGTCACCGAGGAAAGATACCCTTCGTTAATATCTCCGTCCGTATCGATGGGCGGCGTTTGGCCGATAATATCCGTAAGGTAGGCATGCAGATAATCCGCAATCTTATTCAGCACCCGGTTGGCCGGAATCGTCGACAGAGCCATAGTGCTGTCCTCGGCGGTTGCACCGTCATTGAAGTAGTAACCCGACTTCGTGTCACGCGTCCGAATGAAAAGATGCTGTTTTTGTCCCAGCGTGTCGAACACGGCAGGCAAAACCGAGCTTACCGGAGTTCCGTCTGTAAACCATGCGTTCTGAATCGGGAGCGGTCCGGCAGATACATTCGAGAGTTCGTAATTGACCGCCTGCCGGGAAAGAATACCCAGCACCAGCCCGACAGAGGCGCAGCTGTCAAGGGTGGCCGTAGTATCACAAACAGCTACACGCGGACAATCCTGTGTATTGAAGTCGGGAGCGTCGGTAACCGATTTGAGGTTATTGCCGTCCAGTACTGCAAACGCTCTGAAACCGGCATCCCAAAGATTGCCCAAAGTCGTATTTAGGGCCGTTGCAGTGGGAATTACATCCGCATAGTAGCTTCCGCTCGAAGGAGCCTGATCCTGCGGAGCGAAGACCACGCCGATCATCTTGGCCCGATCAGCAGGCGAGGGATTCCCCTCAGCACTCAGACCGGTGGAGCGGAGTAGGGATTCGAAAGTATCGGAGGCGACAAATTCGCTCATCGTCGAGCTTTTGTCCACCCCAATCAGATACAGCGTAGCACCGTTTCCGGCCGAGGCGTAGAACTCTTCAACCTGTCTTACCAATGACACCTTATTCGTTGCGTCATACGTGTCGGTTATGCCGAGAGGTGTCAAATCGCTCGGCTGCGAGAGCTTATACAGAGTATTCAGCTTAAACGTACTCGCTACCGCCACTGCCTGCACACAGAGGAGTGCCACCCCGTCCGAAGACGAGGCGACACCAGTCCGGGTGTTGGTGAATTTGATATTTACACCTGTTTTCATGCTTTTTCTTTTTTTCCGGTTTTCTTGTCCGGCTTGGACTCTTTCTCCGTAGTGGATTCATCCACGGCATTGAGAAGGTCGGCCACATTCTGGGCCTCTTCTTCCTTGCTCTTCTGAGGATAAATCGGGTATTTCATAAAGAGATTTTCCACCTCTTCAATGGTCTTCGGCATATTCTCATTGGTGACCAGAATAAGCGGAGACTTCGGATAGAACAGATGGTGTTTAGCCACCTGTTCATCCGTAATCACCATTTGCAGGTAGGTGTCCAGATGAACACCTTTATAACCTGCATCGGTGAATTTCTTTACAACGCCTTTCAGCCTCGCAAAAAAGCGTTCATCCACATTATGATTGATTTCTACCATGATTGTGTATTTTTATGGTTATTCACCCGTCGAGGGTGCGGTGTACTTGGTCGGCACGATCAGAGCCGTCCCCAGATTGTTGGCGTACGCCGGAGCGATACCCGTCTTGATTTCTGCCGAGTAAACTTCGCCGTACAGGGTGGGCTCGATCTTGGTAAACACCTCCATCGAAGCCAGGCCGCGCAGAACATACTCCGGAATCAGCCCGAGGCCGTACTGTACCATCGTGGCCGTCGGAGTGCCCGTAACCGGGTTTACGACCGCGCTCGTGGTCGGATCGTACACACCCAGGTATTGCCGGGTGAACACACGCGAATACGACACGCGCAGGTCTTCGTTCTTGTATCCCTCCACGAAGCGGGTGAGGACGGTCTGCACTTTCGGGTCCTGCGTGAGCGAGTACTGCAACGACGGATCGACGTTGATAACCGGATTGAGGGATTCGATACGAACATTCTGCGTCTGGAAGAATGCCTCCAGAGCCTGAATGTCCTTCATCGTAAGACCGTTGTAGTCGCCGGTGTTCGACGGCACTTTCACCCAGTTTTCCCCGAGCTTGAGCGCCTCGCCCGAAGTGCCCTGCACCTTCGGAGTATAGCCCGATTTGGTCGTTGCGATCTTCTGTGCCAGCGTGAACAAATCCCAGTCATACATAGCTGTAAACAGGTTGTTCAGCGCCACATCCCACTGCAATCCCATCTGGTCGTAAGCAACGATATCTCGGTTGTAACGTTTCCAGAGCATCGGTTCCAGCAGATGTTCGTAAATCTGCATCGATACCGGCGTGTCGGCTTTGGCCACAATCGTTGCAGGCGTAACCGTCGTATTGGTCTGGGCCGGTTGGGTGGTAATATTGTTGTCGAAACCGATATTCGCCCATACGATACCTACGTTATCGCCGACCATCTGGGCCGGAAGCACCGGCATGCGGTTTACCCACAGATTGGTCGGGAACAGCTTGAGGTACGCCATTGCCGAAAATGCGATACGGTCCAGCGCCGGAGATTCCACAAAGTCGGTAGATGCGTTCAGTTTGGCATTGCCGCTCATGGAGAGCTTCTGAATCTCACGCAGTGACGATGAAAGTGATTCCCGGTTGCTCATGTACTCAGCAACACTGACGCGCACCGGGCGTGCACCGTTGTCGATGTTGAAGTGCAGTTTGTCGAAAAACACTTTTCCTGACGGGGTGTTCTTGATCGCATCGAACACATGCAGTTTTTCGTTTTCGTTGCCCTGCGAAAGCATCTCGGAAATTCCATCCATACCCTTTTCTTTCATAAGGGCCGAGAGGGATGCCCGTTGTGTGCTGACACGTACTTTCGGCATGTCCATTTGGGGCATCGCGGGATTCAGGCCCAGTGTTGCCGGGGCCGGTTCAGACACCTGTTTGGGTTCCGGTGCTGCCAAAGCGGCAGTTTCGGGTTGGGTTTTGGGCTCTTCCGCAGGAGCGGAAGCAGCGGGGGCAGACAGGGTAGCGCCTTCTGCCGGTGCGCCAGTCTCGGGCGCAAGGTTTTTGTTCTCTTCCATTTCGTTTGATTTATTTACTCCGCTTCCTGCGGAAAGGTTTTCTTCTTCCTCTTCCCAGCAATTCAGGGTCACATACTCATAACCCGCTGAAAGTTTGGCTTCCATCACATCGGGACTGATGCCGGATAGCTTCTCCGGTGCTTCGTCCGTACTGAGGGCAACCCCGGAATCCATTGCAACAGCTCCCGGATCGGCCGGAACAGAAGTCATCGAGTTTTCCCAGAGATCAAAGGCCAATGCTTCGTTCCGGTCGGCATTCAACTTGACAAAACCACCCATGCTGATGGCATTGATACCTCGCTCTTCATAAAGGGTCTTATACCGCTGCCCGAGCTCCGTAGATGCGAAAACGGGCAGAGCAGTCAGTTTGCCGTTTTCTATCCGGATGTCCTCCATGTGGCCTATATTGTTGTCGTATTCATGTTCGGCCAACAATACCGGGTTTGCGAGATAATCCGATATATTGATTACCTCGACGGGGATTCTGTAGCCTTTTCGATTCATCCTCCCGGATGAAAGAACTATGCGTCTTGTTTCCATTATACCGTTACTTCAAATTCATACTTAATATCTTCTATGGGCACCTCCGGCTCCTCCATCGGAACAGTAAGAATCGCACGCACGATCAATTCGTAGGTAACCACATTCTTCGACCACTTGTCATAAGGCGTATGCCTCAGATTATACCCCCGCGACCTGGTTATTAAATTGTTCTTCTGGAGTAGCTTTTGCATCTGCGGTGTAGTAAACACCTGCCGATTGAAAAGCGTCTGGATACGGTCGGGTATATCGTAAGCCCCCTTATACTTATCCACTATCCAATCCGAAGAGTGCACCAGGTCTATATTGGTATCGAGAATTGAGATAGAAATACCGATCTCATACTCCCGTCTCTCATAGCCACCGACAAACACCGAGCTTTCATCCTCCAGAATCCCCACGATTGCCGCCGGAAGAACGTTTTGCGGCGGGTTGTTCGTGGTAAAATTCCGGGCTATCTGCACTTGCTTCAAACCCAATTCCGGAAGCGCCATCAGTTCCTTGCAAACCGCATATAGTAATTGCCCGGTCATTTTTTCAGCATATTTTCTACCTGATCCATCGCTTTCCTAAGCACGGCCTTTCTCGCATAAATGAATTGCCGTTGGGGCATACCCTTCAATCCTTCATTGTGTCTGGGGGCATACGGAATAAGCCTCGTATCTAAGCCCACACGAACGGTCTTACCCTGTACTTCAAAATGCACCTCGTTCATCATGGCCGCGCTTTTAACCAATGTTCTTCGCCCTTCCTTTTGTGCGGCTTCACTGGGCTTCCATTTGCGTAATCCCTGATCTGTTTGGACACCCTGACGCATAAAGTTGGCTTTGATGTCCTGAGCTACCATATTTCCGATGATGGCCGGAGCTACCTTCATAGCTTCGTCGCATTTCTGCTGAAGCCTGCCCAGATCCACTGTCAAATCCTTCAAACTTTTCATCACCGCACCATTAAAAGCCCACGCCGCAGCATATCGGCCTGTAATGAGTTTCGAACCACATAAGCGTCCGTAATTACATTATCCTCAAATTCCACTGCGTAAACCACATTCGAGGCAATACGAAGCATTACACCCTTCGTTTTAGTCTGGTTGTTCTCATCCATCCACTGCATCCACATCTCATCAGGATTGGAAATGGTTTCACCCAAAAGGTTGACACCTTTACCTCCAGCCACCTCCAAACGAGACCGCAACGAGAGAGTGAGTACAAATCCCATCCGTAGAACAGAGTTATGCACCAGGATATTCCCGTTTTGAACCGGTGCACGCTTGAGCATCTTAGCGATGTCCGATACCGTTCCTTGGTAAACATCGACTTTGGGGGCCGTTTCCATCATCTTGTTCACGGAATCAAGCCGGTATTTATCGAATGAAAGCCGATTGATGCTGGGAAGCACATCGAAATAGCTGCTATCCTTGTTCGGCATGATGCCGTTGATGCCGGCATTGTAAGTAAAGCCCTTTTCGACATCCTGCGATAGCAGGTCCTGTATATCCTCATTCGGGGCGACTTGCCAACCGTTTTTCTGTCGGTCATACTCGGATACCCCCTCGTAAAAGCACCGGCAGTTCCATCCGTTAGGCGGAAACAGTCTTTGAGCATTCGGATCATCGATACGGAACACCCGGCCGTTGAGCCTTGCATGTTCATCCCGTACCTTGTTGTCCTCCTGGGTTCGATAGCGCCAATAGGGGAGTGAGTCGCGCTGCGCCCACAGGCTTCCCCACTGATTGGCCATAATAGCCGTCATCGAGGCTGTTCTATATTCGGTCTTTAGCCAGTCTTCGCGGAATGTAGATACGATCTTATTGACCGCCTTTTTGAACTGCGAGAAAGAGACCTTTTGCCCTTTGTCGTTAAAGAGACTTCGAGCAATGGCATCGTTAACCGCAGCCTGCTCGGCTACGTTCTTGGCAGCGGAAAATTGGAAGATGTTAGCCATGTAACGAGGCCGCAAGTCATCAGGGATAGAACCATTCCCTTTGGCGGATAGTTTCACCAAAGGATTATTCCCGAACAATGGAGCCTTAAATGTGTCTGCGTAGTATTTGTACTGCTCCAGATCGATAAAAACAGGTTGGGGCTGTTCCGTTTCATACAACTTTCTCACAAATGCGTCGGAAACATGCGCATGGCTCCCCGCAGGAAGATCGACATCTTCTTTAGCTACCTCTTCTTTGATCTTGGGTGCACGCAAATAGATAATCCCCTCTGGCTCCTGTGGTGTTTGACGACTGCGAGCCGTTAGGAAATCGAGCGCTTTGCGGACAAAGTTTTTTTCCTCTTTGGTTTCAATCTCGGACTCTTCTTTGATAGCGACCGGCGGCAAAGAGATGCCCGATTTATCCTCGTAAAAGTTTTTAGGTAACCCGATCTGGGTAAAGAATTCCTGCGTAAGTTGTTTGCCGTTCTGATTAACAATGTCCGACATCTTTTGTGCCTCATCCATGCTCATCGTGGAAGCACTGTCATCAGAAAACCATCGATTATCCGGAATGTTGAGCTTTGGTTTAAGGACATTGTTAAGCACCTCTACCATCCATTTCACATCCCGCTCGGCATAGGCCTTTGCAACCCGCTCGTGAACCTCCCCCAAAGACCGGCTATTGCCTTCTTTGATGGTCAACTGAGACCCGAGTACAAGGTTAATCATCCTGATTTCAGCCTGATCGATATAGTCGTAGTATGTTTTATAGGCATCCGAGGTGCTGTGATGCTCGGTTTGTTTAACCTCTATGGAATAAACCTGTTTCCCATCATCCACCGAAAAAGGAGTAGTAATAGCCACGGTAGGGTCTATATTGGCCGCAATTTCCCGTGCAGTCTCCTGATTGGGATTTACCTTTTTCTGCTGAATTGTGCCGTCCGGAGCAATGTAGTCTTGTAGTTCTACGCCTGCACCGTTATATCCGACTTGCGTTAAGGGGAATGCCAATCTCGTTCCCGATGCTAACCAGTTTCTCAAGGTGATCGCAATGCCTATATACTCCTTCAAAAGAGGTTGAAACAACCCGAGCATAGTCTGGTGTTGTGATGAATACTCCACATAGAACAGGTTAGAATAATCATCGAACCTCTCATGCCCGTTCAGGTCGAAAGGCGTATGTTTAAGGGCTCTATTGAATGGATCGATAACCGAGATAGGGTAGCGCTCAATTTTATTGTTTTGTGGCTGAAAAACACCGCCCGAATACCCTTGAAAGATCGCCATAGATGCCGCCTCGATCCATTTGCTGAACCACCCTTTGTCAATTTGTTCGGTCAGCGCTTCGTCCACATTCCCATTTTCATCCATCAAAACATAACGGGCGGAGAGAATCGGGTTTAATCTGCGCTCTATAAGTGTTTGTACAAACGGGGACGAGGCCAGCATCCACGTTACCATAGTATCCCATCCCTGAGCCATGCCGTTATTAATAAGCTGGTCGGAATACATACGCCAATCAGCCTCGGTATAGTCTATATACCGGGTCATGGGATAAGTCTTGACTACAAACGAGCCTAACCCGACCGGTTTAATCGGGTTAACTGAGTTCTGTTTATTTGTAGCCCTTGCCATCAGTACAGGTATTTATTTTTAGTGGAAATAACCTCCGGAGCCATTCGTATATCTTCCCCGACAGAGGGGACATCCAAAAGTGATTGTTTGCGTGACTGCAACTCATCAATCGTGCGCAGGAAATCCTGATATGCGTCGGTAAGGCTCTTTTTAATCGCCTCGTCTCCGCTGGCTATCTCCCAGCAAGCACAGAATATAACCAGCTTTAAAACCACTCCGTTGCGATCCCAACCGGTTTTCTGGTATTCAGTCGATAAATCATAAAGTGCGGCGAGATAATTCTGTACACGGCTCTTGGCGATATGTACGGCACGCTGGAGGCTATCGGCATTCTTATCGTAAACAGCTTCCAGATAATACTCCGGTAAATACTGAATCAGGTCGATACCCATCAGGTACCCGAAATCCATTGTTTTTATGTCGATAGGATCAGCCATTACCTCCACGTCCTTTTTGCTATATACACATCACTCATGTGGGTGACATTCGTTTTTTGGCTCAATTTCATCACAGCTCCATGTACGCTGTCCGGAATATCGTCGTGCATGTCTTTGGGCATGTTTTTGGCGAAATTCAGGAATTGCACCTCAACCTGTGAGGAAATCATCTTTTCCTTGATATGGTTGCTGAATATCAGTTTGTAATTTTCATTGAGCGGAACTAGCAGGGATTCTATTCGCATGAACTTGTCGCCTTTGTTCGTGTTATCCAACCGATAGGGGATAGCGCAACCGTTTTGGGCGCAATACTCGTCATGTGCTTTTGTGAAGTCATCCGCTATACCCTGGTTTTCGATCCACGTTTCTACGATTGCTCGATGGCCTTTTACCTGCTCCAGATTGGATTCTGCGTAACTTTGAGCCTCGTGTATGAGCTCCATCATCACGTAAGTAGTACATTGCGCTGCGTTAATGTCGAGCACATAGAATGATCCCTGACAGATTCCCACCGTGGCGACCGACTTGTAGTCATTCTTGGGACCTGACTTATAAGAAGGATCGACGTAGATCACGATCTTTTCGAACACAGACCAATCGAGTACATCCAGCCAATTGAGGTACTTGAATATTTCGCCGTCGAAGTTGGCCCCGTATTCGCCCTCCAAAAACCGCTGTCGGTCACGCGGTGAAAGGTTTTTGAGCGTGGCAATATAATCGTCGCTCAAATGCTGCATGTTGTCCGTCGGTCGGAAATGCGCCGTTGCATAACGCTCAGGATCATTCAAAGGCTCCCGGGATGATGGATTGAGTTTTTTGTTGAACATCACATAGTCCCATGCCTCAAAGACGGTAGGGTTGAGCGTAGTGACAAACTTCGGCATTCCCTTTACTCCATCGGAATCATACACAACCTGCGTCAACCGGGTAAACAGCTTTTCGATAACCTTGTAATCGTTCTCATTGCCCTCTTCCACAAGGATCGAAAAGTATTCAGAAGACAAAATCTTCGTCATGCTATCCTCGTCTCCCATTGTGGCGGCGGCACCATAAAAGAATATCTTAGACCCATTAAAAAAGGTTAGGATGTTCTCGGACTTGTTGAAGGTCACAAATGGAACTCCGCCCACACTGGCATCGTAAGGATGGACACCTCCATTGATTTTGGTAAACTCCCTCCATAGCGCCGGCATCGTCTGATTCAGCATACCAATTTTCAAAGAACTCAGTGTTTTGCGGAACACCAATCCGTAACTGCCTGGGTAAATAATCGCTCGCTTTACAATCCATAAAAAAGCATAAAACGTTTTACCGCTTCTCGATCCACCATACAGGCAAATGAACTTGACGATTACCCCTACAAACAAAGCAGCCTGAACCGCTTTTTGCTTATCCGTAAGAGGGACATTCAGACTATAAGCCTTTGTCCTCATTGCCGAACATCACCGTAGTTATAGTGCTATCTTGTTTTACTTCTTGTTTGTCTCTTTGCTCAAGACGTTGCTTGCCCAGCCAAATAATCATAGTGCAATCGCCTTTCATAGCTATATCGAACTGCTTTTTGCGAAGCATATCATCACCTTCTGACCTTTTTTGCTGGGAATAGGCCGAGAAAGTCATTTTATGATCTCTGATACAGGCTCTATACAAAGTATCTTCGCAGATGCCCAAAACCCCTGCTATCCCTGTTCCGGTACATCCTGCCCTCAGATAGTCATCGACTACCGGCCAATCTATTATGGCCGCCGGTCTACCTGTTTTGGGAAGGGCTTTATCTTTGGATGACTTCATTACTTCAAGAATTCGTTAAACTGCCACATAACAAAATCTACATACTTAGAGCACTGCACCATTAAATCGTTGGTGACATAATCACCGGTCGCATTGGTGTTAGCCCAAATAGCATTTTGCTGTTGGCGGATGCTGGAAAGTTGTGTGATGATTTCCTGGACGAGCTGTCGGTCTGACATCTCAGGATAAGTTCGGTCACCGCCGGTCATCTGAATAATCGAATCGGGATTGAGTTGACGGTAACGCTCGGCGATAGTGTCGGCCTGATCTAAGGCTCCTTCATATAGCTTCTTGAACTGCTTATGTAGCGTAAAAAAATGCCCTCCTTGCACATTGATGTGTGCAAAGTGGGCAAAATCCCTTAATGCGATCCAACTACGAACAAGCTCTACCATAGCCATGTACCATTACATAGCAAAAGTATAGCTTCATGTAAGCCAATACAAGCTATTTTCTTTCAAAATCTTTCAAATTTCGATGTCGCTCCAAATACCTGTTTGAAATGAGATGATCTTGAGTGTGCTGCAAAGCGTCCATCCATTGCTGCCATTGCTCAGGGTGGGAGGTAAGCCACGCTTGCACTTCGGATTGCTCCACATACACACCATAGTCATCCGCCCTAAAACTGATCGCATGCTGGCGAATAAGCTGATGTAATCTGAGTTCGGCTATACCAAATTCTCGTGCTGCTGCTTTAATATCCATAACAATACTTTTAGAACAATAATATTACCTTTTATCGGTCTTTTCCCTATGCAACTTTCCGCCTTTAGGACAATTTACCTCAATTCGCACGTTTTAAAATCCACTGTCAACCGATAAAATCCCAGCACATCCGATCCGATCAGTCCTCTTACGTTCTTTCCGGTAGCCCGCCGTAGACTGGTCATGTCTTGTACCGCGAAGCTGGCTGAATACGGGATGCTGTCGAGCGTGAACGGGATTCTTCCGGTGGTCTTTAAAGGGATCGAGGTTCCGTCTACGCCGATTACCTCTAAGCCGGTAGCCATGTAGTAGATTTTCGCTTCGTCACAGAGCTTTTTATCCAGCATGGAGGTAGACGCTCCGGTATCTATTAAGAATAGCTCCCTTTGGCCGTTTATCGTGGCATAGACGAAGGGGACACGGTCGAAGATGATCTTGCCCGGCTTGCTCTTGTTGAGTTCACAGGCGGCGAAAATCACCGCTATAAAGGCAAGAACAGGGAGAAAATAAAGTAAGGTCCGTTTCATTTTTTCAGGTTTTTAGTATTTTTGCATTGTCAATTTCATATTGGCTTTGGGTAAGTAGTGATAGGTAGGAGGGTGAGGCGGACACCCTCCGTTTTTATTTTTCGCCTTGCGGCAGTGGTTATTTTCGTCTCTCGTTGTCAACATAAAACTGCTGGCACTCATTTAGAAATTCAAAGAAATCTTCCGGGGAGAACCACACATCATCTCCATAACCTGATGTTGATGTTATAGCAAGTATGTAGCCGTCATTATCCGGGCTGATCGAGAGCGACATTTCGGAATCGTCTACGCTATCTTTAAATACTATCTGCTTTTTCATTTTTCTTCTTTTTCTCAATTTTCACTTTCAAACTCTGGAAGTTCCGCAACTCCCGAATAGCTCCATCGATGGCCTTGCCGATCTCGGTGGGATCGGGTTGTTTAAGGTTTGCTCCGCGTCTCCACTTCTGGAAATAGTGAAGCTGGTTAATAATCTCTTTGACTTTCATTTCTCTACCTTTCTAACCCTCCAATGCTTTTTCAATCAACTTTCTGTTTTCCGAGTACTGGATTGCAAACTCCCGGTACCTCTCATCCCCAGTGTGCGTGTTGTCCAGTTCTTTGAGTAGTTCGTTGGTTTTCTGCAAGGCTTCCAGCAGTTCCGGGGCGGCGGCGATAAGACGGGCGTTGGCCAACGACTTGAATATTTTCTGTATAGCGACATTGGCGACTCTTGTTTCGGGTTTCTTGTCTTTTTCTATTACCAGCTCTTTATGCTCATGCCCATAACAACAAATCTTCCAAGGGCCCGGCGTGCCTTTAAATTGCGGTTTCATCACTTCACCAGTTTAAATTCAATCCTCCAAACAAAAGGGTTCTGTTCCCAGGTTCCTCGACCGCTGATCTTATCCATGAGGGAAGCAAAGGCTTCGCGGGGAGTGTTAAAATTGGTTTTATGGCATCGTGGGAAAATCGGATCGAAACAATACCCCTCGCCAAAAGGAAAGGGTTCTTCAAAAATTCCCTCTTTGATACAGTCCTCATCGGTTATATCCTGCAACCGCTCAGGGCGGACAGAGGTAATGCGGATTTGGTGAGGCATTAGGTCGGCCTGAACGAACATTTTGTTGTGCCAACCTGCCTTATCATGCACTACGGCATTTTTGAAGCTATCGTAACGAGCATCCCCAAAATCTCCGATCATCAATTCGCTATGTATGTCTGCGTAACACTGCGCTACGGCTACGATCTCGCCGATCCGGTAGGGAATATTGTCTTTGAAAAACTCAAATTCATTGTAATATTGACGCACTACTGGCGTGGAGGGACCGCACGATACCGAATTACAAAAATCATCGTAATCCGTCCACCTGTCCCACAATTTATCGCCGACTATTCGCCTCGTCATGGTCTTTCGCCCCTCGATGACCGCCTGCGTCAAGCCGTATCGGTCGTTAAACATTATCTTTTTCATCTTCTTCTCCTGTTATTAAAATAAAGCTCCTTGACTACTATATATTTTTAGGCTATTTATTCCGGATTCATAATATTCCGGGTCTTTTTCAAAGCAGATGTAGTGTCTACCAGTGTTGACACATGCTTTTGCAGTGGAGCAACTCCCGGCAAATGGATCAACAACCAAATCGCCGGGATGTGTTACAAGGTTTAAAAGCCGCTCCAGTAAACGAACAGGTTTTTGAGTAGGATGGATAGTTGAATAGTGATCGCGGGGTTGTTTGATGATTGTTTTTTCGTTTTGGCTGTATTCTATTGATTGCATGACATTACAGGCGCGATCACCTGTTTTAACATCACGGCGTACAATCCCCTCTCTGGGCCTTATCGTATCCATGTAGTCGGTTCTGATAATTGACTTTTCACTCATACCATTCTGAACACTTCGCATTACCGATACACACTTGTTCTCCGTCGTTATTTTGGAAGAAATACTTATGTTGTTGGCTCCACACTCATCGGATGTATCTCTGGAGTTAGTTTGTAAAAATTGCAAAACAGACTTTAATGATTTCGGGTTATGAAGAATAGCACTCATGCGCTTAATATCCGCCATAATCGCGTCTATATTGTGCCCTTTCATTTCCAGATAAGGCACCTTGCAGCGGTTAATCACTCCTTTGCCTTTTGTGAATATCGAGATGGTTTCATGAATGCGTGAAATCGCCATGAGAGGTGATGTGCAATAAGATTTATCCCACACGATTTCCTCTTTGAACTGAAATCCCAGGTTTGCCAACTTTGTATTCCAGCGATAGAATGAAGTTCCACGGCCAAACATCACCACAAACCCTTTAGGCTTTAGGATTCGTTTAAATTCCGAGAAAACTAAATCTTCATCGAAGGGCTGATCCAGCTTCTGGTTTTTGAGATACAAGTACGGCGGATCGGTCAACACACAATCAACACTTTCGTCCGGTATTCGCTTCAAGCCAGTTTCGCAATCTTCGTTATATGCCACATTTAAAGTCATTCTTCTCCTGTTATGCCCGAAGGCGGGTTACTATCTCTCCGAATAAATCCGGTTAACAATTTCTCCGTAAACTTTCGGATCGATATTTTTACTCTTGTATTGAGCATCAATTATGGCTACAATCCGGTTTAACTCCATGTCAACCGCTTTGTATGCCCGGCCTTTGCTAATGGCTGTAAACGGGGCCTTGTCGTCGTTCTGCGCGTCGTACGCAACGAATACATGTCGGCGCAAATACTCTTTCGGTTTCATCTTCTTACTCCTTTACTCGTTCGATTAGTCCTCTTCTTTTGAGGCGCTTGATAAAGTTTTTCAGGTTCAAAGCCTGTTCGTAATAGCAGTCCTTTTCAACGGTGATCTTCTCCTTAAAGACAGGTTTACCGTCTAAGCCGATCGATGCCTCACGTACCAACTTCACGGGTTTGATCTCTCCAGTTTTGACGTTGAAGGAAAACAATGTGTGGCCGGGCACCTTCCTCATGCTGCCGATTAGCTTGTATTCCTGTCTTTGCTGTTCGAGTAGTTCTACTTGCGTCTGGCAGATCATTTCGTTGGTTATGCCTGATTCCGGTAATACGCGCATGGCTTACTTATTTACGGGTTCGATGGGACGCCAGTGAGTGTAGAAATTTTGTACAGCATAAGGTTTGATGCGTTCTTTCAACTGCCATCCACGGATTAAATCTATATGACAATCAGTATCTTTTGTAAGAATCAGAGTGTCGTCATCTGGAAGCTCATCCCCCACACTGATCCATCGATAGGCCTTTTCCATGCCTCTGCGGTAGCCGAAAGCA